ACAGCGTGGACGCAACATCATGCGTGACACCTATGAGACTGGCACTTGCACAGTCCGAGTCATTGATGAGACTGGCGCGTTCAACCCACAGAACACATCCTCACCCTATTTTGGCTACCTGACTCCACTTCGCAAGGTTCGTGTAGCAGCCACTACTGCAACCACTCAGCACTTCTTATTCTCAGGATATGTTGATTCATACAAATACTCTTTTCCAACAGGTCAAGAATTAGGATATGTGGACATCGTCTGCTCGGATGCCTTTAGACTCTTTCAGATGGCTAACATATCAACTGTGACGGGCGCCACAGCAGGTCAGACTACTGGCACACGCATCACAAAGATTCTAGATCAAGTCTCATTTCCTACATCAATGAGAATTACAGACACAGGCTCGACGACAGTTCAAGCCGATCCTGCTACAGCTCGCACATCCTTGCAAGCCCTCAAGGCGGCAGAGTTCGCAGAGCAAGGCGCATTCTTTATCCGTACCGATGGCACGGCAGAATTCAAGGATCGCAATGATGTCGTGGGCTCTCTAGCTGCAACAGCGATTGAGTTCAATCAAACTACTGGGATTCCATATTCAGACCTTCGATACGCCTTCGATGACAAACTCATCATCAATCAGGCCAGCATGACACGCCTAGGTGGCACAGCTCAAGTGGTAGCCAATGTTGATTCATCGGCTAAATACTTTCCTCATGGCACTACTCTGACAGAGATGATCCCTGAAACAGATGCGCAGGTCTTAGATATTGCCAAGATTTATGTGGCCACGAGAGCAGAAACTTCGATCAGAATCGATGCCATGACAGTCGATCTATTGGACACAGACGTGCCAACGGATACGATGATTGGCCTAGATTACTTTGACAATGTAGAGATCACCAATGTGCAGGAGAACGGCTCAACAATCGTCAAGACTTTGCAGGTACAGGGATTGGCTTGGGACATCACCCCAAATTCAATGAAGTGCACAGTAACAACACTTGAGCCTATAGTAGAAGGATTCATCATAGGATCATCGACTTACGGTATAATCGGACAATCCATTATGGGATACTAGGAGAAAACAATGGCTACAGGCTTTCCAGCAACGACAGGCGACATCTTCACGGCGGCAGACTATAACGGCCTAGTCACCTTCGAGATCAAGGCAGATCAGACAGCCGACTACACGCTAACTGTTGCCGATTCTTATCAAGTCCTAATCCCTATGAATAAGGCAACAGCGATCGCCTTAAAGATTCCTACCAATGCTACAGCGGCTATTCCTGTCGGTTCTGTCATCACTATCCTTAACGAAGGCGTGGGAGTCTGCACAATCTCAGCCGTTACATCTGGCACGACTACAGTTCTTTCAGCTGGCGCAACAGCGGCCGCACCTACCCTTGCACAATATAAGTCAGCGGCTTGCATCAAGACTGGCACGGATACTTGGTACATCGTCGGAGCCATTGGGTAATGCTTAACAATATAGTTTCAATTAATTCAGCTCCATTGCCGACCACATTTGATGTGGAATATTTGGTAATCGCTGGCGCTGGTGGCGGTGGCGCACGTCGTTCGGCTGGTGGCGGTGGCGGTGGGTATAAAACTTCTACACTTTCTGGAATTAACATATCAACAAATTACACTGTGACTGTAGGCGCTGGCGGTGCTGGTTCAAGTTATGCCTCCGATGTTTATACACTCGGCGCATCGGGAAACAATAGCGTTTTCAGCACAATCACATCAACTGGCGGCGGACTAGGTGGTTCGCTTGGTACTGGTTTAAGAAATGGCTCAAATGGTGGTTCAGGCGGTGGAGCGTGTTTTGATGGCTCGATCGGTAGCGCATCTCCCTCAGGTCAAGGAAACAATGGCGGTCTAGGCGCTAGTGGAAGCAATCCTAACAACGGCGGTGGCGGTGGCGGTGGCGCAGGTGCCGCTGGTGGCAACAACCCTGCTAATGGAAACGGCGGCACAGGTGGCGCTGGATCATCATCAAGTATTACAGGTACTTCTGTCATTCGTGCGTGGGGCGGTGTCGGCGGTGGTTTTACTAATATGGGAACTGCAGCATCAGGCTCGCAAGGAAATGGCGCTGGAGCTAGTGGCACAGCCAACTCAGGCGGCGGTGGTAACGGACGCGTCGAAGAAGCTGGAGCAGGTGGCTCAGGTGGCTCAGGAATTGTTGTTCTAAAATATCCCGATACTAAAACAATTACGATCGGCGCGGGTTTAACTGGAACAACCGCGTCACCTAGCGGTGGATTCAAAGTAAGTACAATCACCGCTGGCACAGGAAATGTGAGTTTTGCATAATGGCACACTACGCATTCTTAGATGATAACTCGATTGTAACCGAAGTCATTGTTGGCATTGATGAAACAGAACTAATCGAAGGTTTAGATCCTGAGACTTGGTACGGAAATTTTAAGGGGCAAGTTTGTAAGCGAACAAGCTATAACGGCAACATACGCTTTAACTATGCAGGGATTGGCTATACCTACGATCCGATAGACGATGCATTCATTGCACCTATTCCATGCGATCATTCAGAATTATCACTCAACGATCTGAAAAGATGGGAGTGCAGTAACGATGAGCATCAAGCCGATCCTGTCTAAGGCTGGGCAACAGTTACGCGAACAGTTTGATGACACCTTCGCAGATCGTGATAGGCGTTCCGATGGCTGGATCGGCGATCTCCGTCATTCAGCGCGTCCTTCTGACCACAATCCTGATCCAGCGACAGGGGTGGTTCGCGCCATCGATGTCGATCGAGATGTACATAAGTCAGGCAAGCCCGATCTCATGCCCGATATTGCTGATCAGCTTCGACTCGCGGCAAAGGCAGGCGAGAAGCGAATTGCCTACATCATCTTCGACGGACGAATTGCATCGTCTCGCATGGGCTGGCGCTGGCGAAAGTACACTGGGAGCAATCCGCATAATCATCATTGCCATATCTCTTTCACTAAGAAAGGTGATACGGATGGGGCGTTCTTTAATATCCCGTTACTAGGAGGCACAGCATGAACATGAAACATCCAATCGTTATCTCAGTCGGAGCTTTCCTTGCAGTTTGGGGAACTACATCCAACTTCGCTTTAGACTATCGCGCTATTCTTGGCTCGATCGTTGCAGGCGTGTTCGGTTACGCGAGCCCGAAGAAGTGACACAGACCGACTTCTTCACCCTTTACTTTGCCAGCCTTGCAGTAGTAGGTGGTCTTTCAGGCTTCGTCATTACTCACTTGCTGTCTGAAATTAAGCGCCTGCATGCGCGTGTCGATGAGATCTACAACATACTTCTAGAGCGATAATTTTTGCTATGGCAAGAAAAAGAGTTATCGATCTCGATACATACAACGCATTAGACGCCTATTGCATTGCTCTCAATGAATACTTTAAGTCATTGAAAAAGGCAGGCTTTAGCGAAGATATGGCCTTTTGGCTTCTTCTTGATCGAGACTCTTATCCTGATTGGATCTTGCCATCGATCCCTGACCGAGTGGATCGCATACCCTACGAGGACGACGACGAGGATTAATGAAGCGCATTGTCATAGTGAGCGACCTACAGGTTCCCTTCCACGATAGACACGCAGTTAAGAATCTAGCCAGCTTTATCAGTAAGTTCAAGCCGCATGAAGTAGTCACAATCGGCGATGAGATTGATTTTAATACGATCAGCAAATGGTCGGAAGGGACGCCCGAGGCCTATGAGCAGACTCTTGGAGATGATCGCGATGAAGCTGTTCAAGTCCTTTACGACTTACAGGTCACGCAGACCATAAGGTCTAATCATACTGATCGGCTTTACAATCAGATCATGAGGAAGATTCCCTCATTCCTATCTTTGCCCGAGTTACGCTTCGAGAAGTTTATGAGATTTGATGAGCTTGGGATCACCTTTCATAAAAAGCCATACAACATCGCGCCTAACTGGATTGCAGTTCATGGGGATCATACCCCTATCAAGTCACAAGGGGGTCTCTCAGCCCTTGAGGCGGCCCGTAGGCACGGGAAAAGCGTCATCTCAGGGCATACTCACAGGGCAGGGCGTTCGTCCTTCTCAGAGGCCTCAGGGGGCCGTATAGGCCGTGTTCTGCATGGCGTAGAAGTAGGTCATTTAATGGACTTTAGCAAGGCCAGTTATACGAAAGGGTCTGCCAACTGGCAACAGGCCTTCGCCATCATGTATGTGGACGGAAAGAACGTCCAAGTCGATCTTATCTACATCGAGAAGGATGGGACATTCGTAGTCTCAGGTAAGCGTTATGGACGACCTAGATAACGACCTAGCGCGGTCGATCGATGATCACATAGATGATGCAGAATCGTTACCATTTCGTTATCTAAATAGCCTTGACCTCGCCTAGCAATCTGTCATCCTT